CAACAAATGCCACCAGGCATGGCAAGATGTAGTTATTCATTAGGTTTAGATAGTCAGCATCCCAGTCATTGTCTTCAATGCGCTGCAATAGGGCCTTATATAGACATGTTCCTATGGCAGGTTGAATGTGCATGTCCTGAGTGCGCTTGATGGCCACTCCCAAGATTTTTGTATCTGTATTGTTGTGAATCAATCCCAATTTCTTGAGATTGTCCACCGTGATCATCATGTTCATCATCTCTTAATTACTAGTTGCTGTACCCAAATGTGCCTGCAGAATGGTGTAGTGACTTGAGTATCTGGATTTGTGTACCAGCCTCCTCTGTATGTCCACACATTGCGCTTTACTCTTGCAGTGATGTTGTTGATATCTTCTCTTGTATAAAGTCTGTTCAGTTCAATCAGCTTTGCACAGAATTCACGGCTGCCACTTTTAGCTGCAGGAACATCCGGGCGCTTCTTGTATGAATAAACCACTTCAAATTGTGCCACTGGTGCCTTAGCTTGGTCCACAATGTTCTGACCTAAGTCAGTGATTTGCCCCTGGCTTATCACCTCCAATGCTGTGAGCTTAGCAATTGACTCAGCTACCTGCTGAATAGTTGACTCTGTGGCCTTAGCAATGGCTGTAGAATCTTCTCCTTTGCTGATCATGTCGGCCACATTCTTGTCATAGTCATTCATTTGAATGAGCAGCTCCCCAACAGTGGCAAACATCATGTCATGTGCTGCAAACACCTCATCATTTGGTGTATCCCATTCAATGATTTGTTCCTTAATCACATAGTACTCTGATGCATTACGGCCATACTCACTAAAAATGTCTAGCTCATCACGGCTAAATGCATGATTTGTACCACAGCTAGACATTGCCACAGTTGGCAGACCAACAATTTTGCGTGCTTGTCCTTCATCTATACCAGGGAAAGATGCCAATACTATCTGCAATGCTGAGTCGGCTGTCAGTGTTCCTGCCTTAATTTGTGCTACCACATCAATCAATGATGCTATCTGTGCTCCATTTAATGCACTTTTGGCTACATCTACGGGCACATCTGCAGCCGTTGGTGTAGTTGGTCCATCCTTAGGTGCAACAAGCGGTGCAACAGCCTTAGCAATTGATGCAATTGGTGCAACATCTCTGAGCTTTAATACTGCCATAGCTCCACTTAATGATGCCATGTAATTAATCATCCACTCAATCTGGCGCTGTCTAGCATTTACATAGGTCATCTTGAATATCTCAAAGAGATCAGCAGACTCAGCTGCATTGAATGATCCATCCTTGATGATACCAAACAATGAAGGAGATGTCACTGAATGTGATACCAAGATATTCTGCTGTACTGATTTCTCAGTCATTAGATAGCGGTCACTCAGGTCATTGCCATTCAATGAAAGAACTGTTGGCGCTGTATCTGTAGAATCACTGAATGTTATGATTATTTCTCCAGCATCCTCAACAGATTGTGTTCGGCCCTTGATTTGTTCCTTGATATTTCTTTCTTCTTCAGCTGTCTCAGGAAAGCCACTAGCCAAGTTAATCAGTGTGCCTGCTTTGAATCCATTTTGAATTTCATACATATGAAACTTTGAGATGTCAACATCAGTCTGAATGGCTGTGATTCCACCATAGTATGGCGGTTTAGGATATACACCCTTCTCACCTTTGGATCTCTTAGCTGGCTCCTTGTAATATAGAATAAATGATCCTGTCTTGTTGGTCTCATCTAGTGCAGGATAGCTTCGGAAGTTGGTCCCCTCAGCAGTCTGCTCTCTTGCATTCCAATCATCACTGACAAAGTATGTGCGCTCATCTTCGCTAGATCTCACAGCATCAATGTCAATGAATTCCCATCTCACTACTCTTGTACCTTCTCTATTCCATGTACCAATGGCAGCCATTCCACCAAAGACTTCAAAGTCAAAGGTCATCCGCTGCACAATCTCATTCATGTCATAGTCACTGTATGGATTCTCCAGGAATAAAGTAGCATCTCCGGATGTCACTTCAAGTCCTGATCCTGCAATGTAGAAAGTTTTGGATTTGATTATTCCCTGGTGCCAAGCGGACCCGTTTAATAGGTCAATCAAGAAAAAAGGATAGTCATTTCTGGCTCCCCATTTCATTACTCCAGTCTTCTTGTCCTTCATCTCCAAGGGCTTCTGATATTCCTTAGAGAATGAAAGTGTGAACATCTTGTCACTCATATATTGTGTGTATTATTTCAGTGTCATATTCATTGTTTGCTGCAGTATCTTCTAATACCTTAGCAAGTCCTTCTTCACACAGCGCATGTGCCTGCAAGGGATCTAGATTTGAGTCACTCTCTTGCTCCCAGATTCGATATGTATAGTCACCTCCGTATGGAAATGTCAAGTCCACCTCATCAATGATCACAAATTCATCATATCTAGGAATACCAGTGCTGATATTCTCTAGGATACAGGTGACTGTCTCAAAGCTCTGCTGATGAGTAAATTCAAACAGCCAGTATGGTGCTATCAGTGTCTGCAGCTCCGTCACTGTCACTATCAATGTGCTGCTCTGTGCTCTCTGTATTCTTAGCATTGCGCTTTAATTTAGGTGATTTAGGCTCAAAGATAAACAACAAGCCAGCTGATTCATACTCAGATTCATTGCCTTCAGTGATTTTCCACCTCTTGCCGTTCAATCTGATATCAGCACCAATGTATTCTGCCTTTATTTTCATAGCTCTAATTTAAGCAAAAAAGGGAAGGAATCATTTCCCTCCCCTCAATTATTTTGTGCGGTCTGAATTATACTGCTGGTGATTGCTGTCCTAGCAATGTTGTATAGACTCCAGAAGCTACATCTGGCACCTCGTTGTTTTCCATTCCGAATAGAACAATAGTATGTCCATTGCGGTCAGATTTCACTGTACCTGAAGTGTAGTCACCTCCATCATTCACTTGTACTCCTTCTTCAAGGCCAAGTGCAACAATTGTTCCATCAGCCTTCTCTACCAATGCACACACTTCATTCTGTGCAAGCAAGTGGATTTCTGAGCGAAGCTCTTTAGTGTCTGATGCTAGGATCATTGTCAATGTCTGCTCATACCACAAAGTACCATTGTCTTTGTTCACCTTGATAGGCGCTGTATAGCTTGAAAGATTGCTCTTTAATTTATACAGGTATGTCTCACCAGTTACAGTGAGTGAAGTGATTTGATTAGCAGTTAATCCAATTGCTCCAGTAATAGCAGACACAGGAAATAATAGAACCGATTTAATTCCACCTTTACCATTGGTACATGTTCTGTCATTGTACCCATTTGTCATTTCACATGCCATGTGTTCTGTGTATTTAGTTTTGTAAAAGGGAGCACCCTTGAGCGCTCCCATAAAAATTGTTAATTAGTCGTTTCTCCAAACACCAATCTGATTCAAGAATGGTACCTGTACTCCAGCACGGAATTTAGAACGGATGTAGATGACATCATCATCTTGAGAATACCACATTTCGTAGTTATCAAAGTCAGATGTCAAGTCAGTTCCAAAGATGAATTCAGTTGACTTACCTGTGAAGATAGCATCTGATCCATTCAATCCTGGGATACGTACCACTTTCATGTCTGTACCTGGAACAACGATCTCAGTCATTGAAGCAATTTGTGCAGGAGAGTAGTGGAAGAAGTTCAAGTCAACCAAGTTCTTCATCAAGAAGTTGAAAGACTCACGGCCAGCGAAACATACAAATGCTGCATTTTCTGCCACAGCTTCAGGTGTGTTTGTGAAGCACTCATAGAAAATGTCATATGCATTTGATGCAGTCATTGATGCTGTGCCTGATGTGTTCAAGTTTACTGCACCATTGGCAACAGTTACAAACTGAATGAATCCATTCATCCATGCCAAGTTACCTGTACCAGTTGATTTGTTACCCTTCCAGATTAACTTGTCCAATTCAATTGCATGCAAGCTCAAAAGGTATGAAGTCAATTGTGCTTCAAACGGCAAAGACTGATCTTCAGCCATTGCACCCGGACGCAAAGCCAATTGTGTCCAGAAACCTGCAAGGTCCTTCTGGCAGAAACGCTTCATGTATCCAAGAGTTTCAACAGCAATTGCACGATCTGTAAAGATTGTGTCTCCTTCTGGAGTCATTGTACAGTCACCTGACTGATATACAATTGAATCATCAAGCAATTTGATTTCTTCTGATCCTTTGATGCCTTCTTGAATAGCGATGTACTCAAGTGTGCGTGCCTCAGTCACTGAACGTGTGATAAGGTCTTCTCTTTGTTCGTCAACATATGCTGCTAGTCCAGCAACATCATAGTCAAACTTTGTGCTAATGAATTTTTTTAAGCTCATTTTTTCTACTTGTTAATGTTATTTTTCAAAAATAATTGGCGAGTTGTTAGGGTGCTCGTAACCCTTGCAAATTTCTCTGTCTCAGTTACACTGTTTGAAGGAGCTGCCTTGAAAGTGTTGAATTCACCCTTCAATTCAGTCACCTCAGTGCGAAGTGCATCATTCTCGGTTGCAACAGTCTTGATCATCTCAGTCAATCCTTCAAAGATTGTACTGAATGAGCTAAGCTTTGCATTCACAATAGATTCCACTTCATCTGCTGACATAGCTGATGCTGTTATTTCAGGTGCCACTTCTGGCTCCTCTACTGGTAAATCATTTGAAGCTGATGCTGTTGTATCAATCACCTCAGTGACAATCCCATTTGCATCAACAACAATAGAAATTCCAGCCATTTCTCCAGCTAGCGCATGTGTGCCTTCTGGAGCTGGTACCTGCTCAGTCTCTGTCACTACAAATACAGCAGTACCAACAACAAGCTCCCCTTCATAGGAAAGTTGTGTGCCATCTTCTAGCACTGCCTCGTTGAAGGATTGTGCCGTTGCTGAAAATGCAGCTTTCAGTTCTCTGATTGAGTCCATGATTGCTTTGAAATTTTCGTTCATTTGTCTTGTGTTTATTAGTATATGTATTCTTGTTCTAAATTTTGATTGCTTCTGCCTCTGTATTCTCTGTGATCAGTTGCAATTCTTCAGTGTTATTGTCAATGTGCTTGTCTATTCTCAGCTTATTCACTAGAATATATTTGTGCTTGCCTGCAGTAAAGTACACATTCTCCTTCTTGATGCGGAGCTTCTCAGCCATTGCATAAACTGGTCCACCATTTGACTGTGTGCGTGCAGTTATTATGAAGATTTCATCATTGGCTGCAAGGAACCTGCGTGCCATGTCCTGACCTTTGGCTGTGGTCAAGGTATCATCATAGTCAAATGAGATCCTTTTGTGAGCAAAGGCCATGCTAGTCAATGAATCAATCTCTTCTTTAATCTTGCTCATCATCACTTCTTCAGTATTGCCTACATGCTCCAGTACAAAGTCACCTTCAATGGAGAATCCTGTCCATTCTCCAGCCTTAGCCCGATTATATAGCTCAGTGTTTGGAGTTTTGTAGCTCACAATCCATGATCCATCATTGACATCCTTGAATCTCTCAGGTGCTGTGAATCCTTTGGCTGCATCTACCTGATAGCTGTGAATCATAAACATGTCATCACGAATCTGATCATGTGAATGCTCAAGATCTACATTGTTAAAATTGCCTCTCCTGGCATAGTCAAAGATGATGTCCTTGATTGCAGCCTTTGTAAATACCACATAGTATTCTTCATTTGTATTGCTGTCGTATCTGTAGATAGGAGTATCTGCACTGATAGCCACACCACTGATCACTTGCTCTACATCATTGAATTCAAAGCGCTTCACATTGGCAAAGGTTTGGAAAGATATCTCGTGTGCAGGATCATGCACCAGGCTATTGAAGCTCACAGTTGTATCTGGATTCATCAGATCAATGGAGATTTCGTAAATTGGAATGTTCTTTATCATACTCTAATATGTATTTTTGTTCTATGAAATTTGTTTATCCATTCAAATATAAGCAAAGCACCTTTGAGATTGACCAATCTCTGAGATGGCTCTACCTTGCATATCCGGATGCAGAAGTGTACATCATTGGTGATGCTCCTGACATCCACTTGCCGTACGTTCATATTCCGTACACATCTCATCTGCCCTTTGCTGGATGTGAAGTGACTGACAAAGTGATGCTGTTCTGTCAGATGATTGGTGATGAATTCATTCTAATGAATGATGATTTCTTTATCACTGATAAATTTATATTTCACCAGGTGATGAAGAATGGCTATGTCACTATTTCACCAGGGCATTCAATTACTTATCAACAAGCCTGTGAGAATACTATTGATTTTCTTGCAGCCAATCATCTAGAGCTTGTTAACTATGAATGTCATCAGCCTGTGCTCATCCAGTCATGTCGTTTTATTGAGCTGTTCAGTCAAGTTGAATATAAAAAATACAATCATCTGCTTAAGTCAATGTACTTTAATACATGGCCGATGCCATCATATCAAGGCGCTAATCTCAAGCTTGGCCACTCACTAAACAAAGCAAAAAAATACCTTGATCAGTATGGTGCGTTCAGCTGTGCAGATACATTCCTGACAGCCGAACACATAAATTATATTAGTAAGTACTCAAGCTCTGCTGAGTCTGCACCTTCTGTTGTGTGCCAGTTATGTCACTCTCCAAAACTACCACCTGACTAATTGGCGGACCATTAGATCCACCAGGCAAAAAGTCTGCCAGTGAAGTTGTTTGTGCGTTAGTAGTTCCTGCTCCACCTAGTGCAGATGCAGATGCTCCCACTGAAGATGCCGCTGTCACATCTGGCATTGATGGCGCTGTGCCTCCTTCATACTTTGTACTCATCACTGCAGCCAATTGAGCGGCTCCCACTACTCCTGTAGCCACACCGAATGGAATACCAGTAGGTATACCACCACCAGTGGCAATAGCTTTCATCACTGCTTCAGCTGTACTGATGGCAATGGATGCTATCTTAAGCGCTTTCTCACGAATGAATTGCTGCTTTCTTAATTTCTCGGCTGCATCAAATTGCTTCTTCTCCAGGTTATATGCAATAAGTGCATATTTGTTATTGATAGCTTGCTTCTGCTCAGCTGTTAAATTGGCATTGTCAAGTTCAGCATTCTTTCTGATCTCAAGTTCACTCAGCTGTGCATCAGTTTCTTTCTGCATGGCTGCAAGCTTAGCATCTTGAATCTCATTGATAGCTGAATTCATTTGTCCAGCTAGATCCAATCCTTGAGCTGCGGCTGCAAGTCCTTCACTCAATGCCTTAGTATCTTCTTCAAACTTTGCCACATTGGCAGCTCTCTCATCTGCAGCTTTCTTTTTATCCAGCTCAATAATTTTCTTATCTCTGGCTATCTTCATGGCCTCAAGGGCCGCAAAGTAATTGTCCTGGCTGATTAGCTTAGCAGCAAGATTATCTTCAAGTGTTTTGACTTCTTCTTTTTGCGTATTGTCAAAGTCAACCAGTGCAAGTTGATATTGATCCAGCACATAGCCTTGATACATTCTTAAAGCAGTCTGCCGTTTCTTTAAAGAGTCTTCATATTTCTGTTGATCTTCTTTGTCAAATTTCTCTTTATTTTTTCTTAATTTATCAGCTTGAGCTGCTTCTAATTGAGCAATGTCATCCTTGCTTTTTTTATTGATTTGTGCTTGTGTGATCAGGTTAAAAT